TACCGGGCACCCGAGATCGAGGATTCGCGGTCGGCGCTGGAGACACTGCGCAACGACGCCCACTCCTCACAGGAGGGCAACTTCGGCTCGATGGCCGACGAGGTTCACCGTATTCAGGATGCGGTGGAGGACGCCCGCTCGCACGGTGTCGATGCCGACCGTTTCGTCGCGATGATCCGCAAGACCGCCGACTGGGGTCTCGATCCCAGCAAGGTACCGCCCGGCCCGGGCATGGACGCCTACGAGGGTGGCGATGTCCAGACATCTCTGCCGTCCAACCGCACCGTCCCCGCTCCGCCTGAACGTGGCCCGTCGTATAACTACGATGTCCCCGACGGCATGTCGATGAGCGAGTACATAAATCGGGTAGAGAAGGGCAACACCTCTCGGGGTCTTCCCGCCACCCAGCAGGCTCCCGCCTCGGGCGGAAACGGCGGCCCCAAGCCGAAGGATGCTCCGAGCCAGCCGAAGGATAAGGGCAAGGAAGACTCTCCCCTGCCTTTACCTCCGGTCGGAGACGCCACCGGCCCCAAGACCCAAGGCCCGAGCAATAACACGCCGAAGTCGAATGATGCCACCCAGGTGAATCAAGTCACTCCGGCGTCACCTCCGGCCGCTGGCCCGTACACCGCTCCTGGTGGCGGACAGACTTCTGGCACCATCGCCGACGGCGGCGTGGCCGGTGCCGAGAACGGTAACAATTCGGCGATTACCAAGACTAGCCCCAACGTGGACGCCAACGGAATGTACACCGTACAAAAGGGTGATACCTGGTCCGACATCGCGCAACGCACGACCGGCGACATGAATAACTACCAGAAGATGTACGACGTCAACAAAGACGTCGCCGGTGGCAACATCGACAGCCTGGCCGAGGGAACCAAGATCAACCTCAAGGAATTCCTTAACGACACCGGCAACAACAATGTTGGTGGAAACGTCACCAATCCCGGCGATGGCGGAACCGACAAGGACATCGCCACCGCCGAGCCGGTGAACACCAGTGCGGTCGACGGAGGTTCCGGTGACGCTGGTCAGGCAGCCAACGCCACTCCGGCCACTCCGGCCACTCCGGACGCCAGCGCAGCGCTGCCCGCCGAAAACCAAGCCCCGGCGGCCGAAAACGCCAGCGGGATCGGCGGGGTCGGTGGTGTAGGAAAAGCTGGATCATTGCGCACCGCGCGCGACTGGCTGCGATGGGCGGCAGAGGGTGACGGCTCCACCACCTCGACGTCAACGACCAGTTCCGGTAGCCCGGGCGCTGCACCGGCCGCTAATCCGGCCACCGACCCGAGCGCTTCGGCAACGCCCGGAGTCACCGCCCCGGCCAAACCCAATGCCACACCTGCTACACCTGCTACACCTGCTACACCGGGTACTCCTTCGGCCTCCGACATGTACGACCCGGAAGACCCCTCCCAGGCGGCCGAGCAGAAATCCTCCCCCGCCAACCCCGGCTCGGACGCCACCCAGTCGGGCGGCAACCAGTTCGACATGAGCGGCCTCGGGGGCGGCATGGGTGGCGGTATGAGCGGGATGGGTGACATGATCGGCCAGGGCCTGGGTGCCGCGACCGACATCGCCTCCGGGATCGGTGACGCCCTGCCTGGGATCGCCGACATGGCGGGCAGCATCGCCTCGGGCATCGGGTCGATCTTCGCCTCGCGCCAGGACTTCGATGACTGGGTTCGGTACGCCTACCCGACCGCTGACGGCGAGGGCGACCTGAAGCCGCACACCCACCCGTTCGCCGGGTCGGGGTGGCCGGGTCCGCTGGAGATCGGCACCTCCGAGGAGTACGCCGACGAGGCCCGCCGGGGCATGGAGGACGTCACCGACTACGTCGACGATCCGCTCTCGGTCCCGATGGACAAGTGGCAGAAGCAGGGCAGCTACGACGAGGACGGCTCTGACATCGTCCGGGCCTTCCAGGCCAACCTCGGCGAGACCGCCCTGGGTTCGGGCGCGGGGGGCGGTGGACGGTTCGACGACATTGCCGGAGCCGCGCAGGGATTCCTGCGGACGGCGGGTCGGAATTTCAGTCTGGCCGAACAGTCGGAACTGATCCGCGAGGGTGATAAGGGTGGTGCCCGCAACCTCGACTCGCTCAATCTGGCCGGAACCCACTACGAAGACATGAACAGTCTCGGCTGGTAATCGGAGGAATGACAGGGTGAGCACCCGCCACACCGCTGCCGAAGAGGCGCTGCTGTCCGACCTGACCCCACAGGGGTCGAGTGGGGCGGCCAGCAAGCGCTTCCGCAAGAGGCTGGCCGCCGATGGGTTCACGGTCGATGAGGGCTTCCGCCTCAAACCCGGCTACATCTACACGGTGGTTAGGGCGATCAGCGCCCGGATCAACCAGAACTACGACGGCTGGCCCAGCGAGGAGCTGAAGAAGGCCTACAAGACGTTCATCGGCAAACCTTGCTTCGTCAACCACGAGAACCACGATCCGACCAAGGCCCGTGGTGTGGTGGTCGCCTCCCGGTATGTCGAGAACGGTGCCGACCGTTATATCGAGGTCGTTCAGGAGATCGACGCCCAGCGGTTCCCGAAGCTGGCGCACGAGATCAAGACCGGCGGCCTGGACAGCGTCTCGATGGGTGCCGAGGCCGGATTCACGATCTGCTCCTACTGCCACAACAAAGCCACCGACCTGCACGACATGTGTGATCATGTCCGCAACCACAAGGGCAAGACCCTCACCCGATTCGACCGGCGCACCGGCAAGAAGGAAGATGTTCTGGTCTTTGAGTCCTGCCACAAGATCAGTTTCTTTGAACTGTCGTATGTCTTCGAGCCTGCCGATGAGACCGCCGTCGCCTCCAAGGTGGTGGTCGCTGGTCTGGACAAAACAGCCGGTGAGTGCCCACCCGGCGTGGACTGCAGTGTTAAGGGCCTCCAGACCGTCGAGCAAATCACCAAGGACTCGCCCAACAACCCGGTGAACCAGGTCTCCTACAGCCCGGACAATATCGGTCAGGCCGGTGGCTCGTCGGGGGTCGGTGCCGGTGGTGCCCTTGGATACGGCGATGCCAAGGAGATGGCCCACACCAAAGGCCTCTACGAAGACCTGATGAAGACCTTCCCGGGTGCCGACATCGGCACCTTCCGGGTCGATAACTTCCACGAGCATGACCACGGCGCGATGGACTTCATGACCACCGACGAAGTCCAGGCTGCGGCGGTTCGAGAAAAAGCCTTCGCTTCCGGTGCCCCCTACGTCCTCTGGAAGCAACAGCAGTGGAACTCCGACGGCTCTGTCAGTGGGATGGAGGATCGGGGCAATCCGACCCAGAACCATTTCGACCACGTCCACATCGCCCCCATCCCCGTGCCCGCCGCTCCCGAGCCTTCCGTGAGCACCACCAAAGCACCTGCGCCCACTCAGCGGGCGGCCGGAAAGTACACCAAGGACGATTTCGCGATCGCCGACGGCAAGAAGCCGTGGGAACGGGAGGCCCCCAAGACCGACCCGGCCGAGGAGGAATCCGCCGATCTCAAAGAGATCGAGGCGATGATTCGCCGAGCCGACCTGGAGGTCATAGCTAAACGCAAAGTCAGGAGCGCCGCCTTGAAGAAGGTCGCCCGAAACCGGGCCATAAAACTGGCGTTCGGCGAGATCGAAGCGCCCGCGATGGTCGACACCCTCCGGCAGGAGGGCACCGCCCCCGAGGACGACAACAACGACTTCGAGCGGTATGTCGACCCGCCTCAGGAGTTGTCTGACCCCGACCTGTCGGCCGCCTCCCGCATCGACCGCCAGCAGGAACTGCAGGAGTCCGGCGACCCGGCCGCTCAGGGGATTCCCGGTGCCGCCGAGGGGGGTGTCCCTCCGCAGCAGCCGCAGCAGCAGTTCATCACCCTCCAGGTGCCCGTTCCGGCCGCCCAGGATGCCGGTGTGCCGATGGCCGCCACCCCGGCCGCAGCAGCGCCTCAGGCCCCTCCGATGGCCCCACCGCAGCAGCCCCAGCAGGTGATGGCGTCCACTCTCGACTACTTCGAGAGGTACTACGGACGTCGCATTGCCAACTGGCTGGATGCCATTGAAGCCCGCCGGGAGTTGACTCCGGAGGAAAAAGCCGATTATCGGCGTCAAACAGCAAGCCTCTCGACCCTGGAAAATGGTCGAGAACTTTCAACAACCAATAGGAACCCCACGAAAGGAACCGCCAACATGGCACGCACCAACATCGCCAGCCGCACCAAGGTGGCGACCGCCGGGCGGCGTCAGCACTTCGCTGAGGGTCCGCTCGTCGACGGCGGCGATCGCAGCCGCAACAACCAGGGCGAGCAGGAAGAGGCCTTTATCTCGCAGACCCCGCCCGAGGTTAGCGGGGAGTTCCCCGGCGACGACGCCCACAACATCTCCAACACCGAGCACAATCTGGTGGCCCGGGTTCAGCGGGGCCGCGACCAGTTGCTGCGCGACGCCAGCCAGCTTGCCAGCATCCGCCAGCGCCGGGCCTTCGATGAGGCTGGTGGCCCGACGGCCACCGTCGTCGATCCCAAGGTGCAGACCGGACCTGAGGGCGAGGCCCTGACCGGAGACGATTTCGTCTCGGCCAACCCCAACGACGGTGTCACCCCCACCAACCCGAAGGACGCCTCGCTGCGCGCCTTCCAGGCCTTCGACGGCTGGCTGGCCCAGAAGACCGGCAAGTCGAGCCGACGCCACACCGAGGCGACCATCAAGAAGGCCGCCGCCCAGTTCTCGCGCGAGGCCGGTATCAGCCCGCAGGCGCTCTTTCCGGCCCTGGGAATCGTCCTCCGGGAGGCTCGAAAGAGCGAGAAGAAAGCCAACTCCAAGGGAGCCGCAATGCGTAAGCGTTCTAATGAGTCGCTGGAAGTTGCAGCGCCCGACGCCCGCATCGACGTCGAGTCGCCGGTGAAGAACGTCAGCGACGCCAAGGCGCAAGCGAGCCAGTTCGACGTCCATGACTTCGGGAACAACGCAGGCGATAATGTCGCTAAGCCCGACCTGTCGACCGACCAGAACTGGGCACCCGGTGAGGCCAGCAAGACCAGCGCCCGTGTCAAGACCGCCGGTGGCCTCCTGGCCATGCGGTGCGCCGAAGGCATGATCGAGGCCGGGCTGGAGCCGAACAGCCGCAATCGGAAGTATCAGCTCGCGGCAGAGTTCGAAAACATGAATCGCAACCTGATCCAGGATCGGGTCGCGCTTCTGGAGAGGTTCGCCGCCGTCCGGCGGTCTGACCTTCAGAGGGTCGCCAGCGGAAGTTCTCGCGGGGCCGCACGTTCGCCAATCCCGGCAGGACTCGGTGGTGGAACTCGCACCGCCTCGACCGGCCAGCGACTGGCGGCGCATGACCCCCGCAACGATAGCTCGCTGTTCATCTGATTGAACGGCGCTCCTACACCTTAGAAAGGAGGGAATGAGATGTTCCGTCCGCCGCTGTCGAACCCGACTCAGAAGCGCACCCTGCGTCCTCTGTACGCAAACTACCAGGCCACACCCTGGGCAGGCTTCCTTGATCCGGACCTCGACGTCGACTTCGACATCCTTCCCGGCACCGTCATGCAGCGTCTGTATGGCGAGGTCTTCGCTCCCTACACCGGAGAGGCCGGTACGGTCCCCTTCGGTCTCTCGGCCCTCTTCGTCGCCCCCAAGCTGGGCGTCAACGAGGTTTCCTCGTCCGGCACCGGCCTGTTCACGGTCTGGGTCGGCGGCGATCAGGCGGCCTTCGAGGTCTTGGCTCCGGCCTTCGACACCGAGGCGACCTGGCCGACCACGACCGGCCCGAGCCGTGTCATGCTGACCGCCAACGACAAGGGTCGCCTGACCCCCGAGGGCGTGACTGCAGAAAATGCCATCGCGGAACTGATCGACATCCCGTCCACGGATAAGATCGTCGTCCGCCTCAACCGTCTCGACCTCTCGTCGACGACCGACCTGGCAGGGGGTAGCTAGCCATGAGCCTCCCAGTGGCAGCCGGAAGCGGCCTCGGGCGTTTCGCCCGGTCGAGCGACGACTATGTCGCCGACATCGTTTCCGCCAAGCAGCGGCTCGGTGGGCGCAAGCTCAGCGCCCGCGAGAAGCAGGCCAAACTCGCTCACATCCTGAGCGACAAGACCGGCGGTATCCAGCGGCTCGGCCAGTCGATGATTGGTCCGATCCAGCTTCAGCTTCGTTACCAGGGCATCCTGCGTAACGTCCTGCTGGAGGACACTCTGACTCCGGGCGTACCGATCTTCTACGACGTGCTCGATGACCTGGGGCGTGCCTACATGCTCCACGGCAACGAGGGCGAGATCAAGATCGTCCCGTTCGAAGGCAAGCGTGTCGAGGTGCAGCTGTTCCGCATCGCCTCGTTCCCGCAGATCAAGAAGGAAGACCTGTACTACCTCCGCAGCAATATCGTGGAGTACACGCAGGACATGACCAAGCAGGCGATCATGCGGCAGGAAGACTCCCGCCTGATCACCCTGCTGGAGGCTGCGGCGGTCTCGTACCGTGCGGTCGATTCCTCCTCGGTTCCGGGTACCGGCGCTCTGCCGAACGAGATCACCGTCGCAGGTACCCACCTGCAGCCGGATGACCTCTACACGGCGGTCACCTACACCGACCAGCGGCAGTTGGATTCCAGCCGCCTGCTCTGCAACCCGCAGGAGTACCGCGACTTCTACCGGTGGGACATCAACACCACCGGCTGGGCGTTCAAGGACTCGGTCGTCGCCGGTGAGCGGATCGTGCAGTTCGGCGAGTTCCAGATCGGCAAGTCGATCATCGTCCCGCGTGGCACGACCTACCTGACCCCCGACCCCGAGTTCCTCGGCGTCTTCCCGGTCATGTACTCGCTCGATGTGGAGGAGGACAACCGCGTCGCTCACTTCCACACCGGATGGGTGATGGACGAGCTTGTCGGCATGGCGGTCTTGAACCCGCGCGGAATTGTCATCCTCCGCAAGGCTTGATGCTAGCCTTGAACTGAGGATATTCTCAGTACAGCAAACAGATTTCCCCCGCCGAAAGGCGGGGGTTTTCTGTTTTCTTAATTACTTGCAGTACATTCATGAGCATGGTCAACGTAAAGAAACGCCCGGAAGGCGACTGCCCGACGTGTGGGGAACACTTCGTCAAGAAGCGTCCCGATCAGGTCTTCTGCAAGAAGAAGTGCGTCCGGCATGGTGGAAAGAACTATCCCATCTGCCCCTGTGGGGTCCAGACCGACAGCTACATGAAGAAGTACTGCTGCACCGAGCATCGGATTAAGTGGGGAGGCAAGAAGGCCCCCGTGCGTATGATTTCTTATGTGTGCCAGAACCCGGTTTGTGGCCGTGATTTTGAGCGTCCCCACTATTACCCGAATAAGAAGATGTTCTGCTCGATCAAGTGCTCCAACGCCCAGCACAGTCGCAAGCGGGCGCGGCACTACCGGTTCGGCAACCTCAACCTCAACAGCAGCTACGAGCTGCGATTCGTGGCCTGCCTGGAGCGCCTACAGATCGACTGGGAGCCGTGGCCTGACGACCGATTCTTCTCCTACGAGAGCCACGAGTACCGGCCCGATTTCCTGGTGGCTGGGATAGCCATCGAGACCAAAGGCTGGGATCATCCCGACAGCCTGCAGCCCGCCGCCCGTGCGGCCTGGGACTTGCCTGAGTCGCTGGTGGTAATCGACCGCGCCAAACTCAACGGACTGGAACGGATTTTCAACCGCGATCGCTTCCTGGAGGCACTGAAGTGAAGTTCTTATATGAAGACGTTATTGGGACCCTTGACTGGTTGCACGAGGACATGGGTCTGTCGCCGGTCGTGACTGAGATGGAACTGGCCAACCTTCTGGCGGAGACTCTGGTCTCTGTTAGAGACCCGTTCTGCACCACTTGTGACGTCAACACGATGGAGGTGGGTGAATACTACGGGGTCACCAACGATTTGTGGAGACGCTACGGGGTGGGGAAGGGCATGATGTGCATCGGTTGTCTGGAGGAGCGAATGGGTCGCGAGTTAACCCCAGAAGACTTTGTTGACCTTCCGATCAACACTATGGATTCCAATAGAAGGTCGGAACGTCTTCGTTCCAGATTGGGTATTCTATAATTAAAGGACACCGTTTGGGAACAAGTCATGGAGGCCGCTTTCTAGACCGCTCCTCCCCTGTCAACACCCCGGCGGGCCTCCTCAATAGGTAGAACGAGGAGGTCCGTTTCCGTGTCCAGAATCATCCGCGCCCGCGATCGGT